GGCTGTACTGGGCATAGTTCATAACGGCGAAGACGGTGTTGATTACGTCAGCGCTGTTAGGATAGGCGATGCTCTTGTAAGCTCCGTGCTTGACGGTCGCGGTGGCCGTCGCCTTGTCGAGGCTGTCGCTGTACGCGCCGCCCTTGACGAGGATTTGACGGTCGTTCATCTTGATAACGTCGAAGGTGGCGTTGAAAGCGCTCACGCCTGAGTTGGCGAAAGTGATTTTCATTCCTTCGAGGATGTCGGGCTGCGCGTTCTTGAACGTCACGATGGTGTCGGCGCCCGAGTTGTACGACTCGAAGGAGTCGATGCCGCCCGCGCTGATGGTGACGATTGCGTTGCCGATGATGTCCTCGACGGGGGTGCAGCCTGTCTGGTTTGCGATGCCCTTGAGCTGGTCGCCGCTGCCGTCACCGAAGAGGATGTTCCAGTCCTCGGCGAGGTAGATGCGGTCGGGAAGGGTGGCGAGAAGATAGGAACGGAGGAAGATGCGGCTCTTCAGCATGCGTTTCGACACGCTGATGTGTGTGCCGACGCGGACGGTTGCCGCCGTCACTTCCTTCAAAGAGATTGAGCTTTCGGGAAGCTCGCCGTTCTCGGTGACGTAACGCACGTTGCGGTCGACGGTGGCAACCTGACCGAAGGTGTAGGTCGGGAATTGCGGGTCGCCCTGGATGACGTTGAGAACGTCGCGCAGGTGCAACTTGGCGGGATTGTACTTCGAGAAGTAGCGGTTGTCCTGAGCGGAGATGAGGATTGAGCCGCTGTAGTTTGCGGAGTCGTCGCCGTTGGCGTTGATGCTCACGATGTCCTTGAGGGAGAAGCCGTCGAAGGCGCCCGATTTGCGGGTGCGTCCCTCAACGAAGTCCTGGAATTTCTCGCTCTCGAACATGGCGTTGAGCTTCTCGTCGAACTTGCTGACGATGGCCATCGCGTGCGGACCGCGTTCCTGCGCCTTTGCGATTACGTCCATACTCTTCTTGAGCATTTCGCGGAGTTCCTCGTTGCCTTTCACGACTTGAGCGAACTTCTCTGCGTCGTAGCCTTTCAACTTGTCGTTGATGGCGTTGAATTGGGCTTCCATGTCCTCCTTGGTGATGAGGCCTTCGTTGGCTTTGTTCACCACTTCGACCATCGAACCGAGGATGTTGTCCATGAAGCTCCTCTGCTCGGCGTCCTTGATGTTTTCAAGTGTGTAGCCGAAATCGGATTTGTTCACTTTCATTTCGATTGGAATTTAATTAAGTTAATGCTTGTCGATTACTGCGTTGAGGCTACCGAAGAAAGTGCTGCCCGCGGCTTTCTCCTCCTGTTTGCCCTCCTCGTCCTCGCGAGTGCCTTCCGACGGCTCGTCTTCGGCCTTGTCAAGGGCTGGATTGGTCTGCTCAAGCATGATACTCGAATTATAAACTCTACAATAGCAGTTGGGACAGTAGGCAAACTCGGCGAGGTTCTCAAGCGACTTGGTCACCAGTTCCTCGTTGATGCCACCATCACACTTGCTCAATACAGGCTCGAGAATGGCAAGCACTGCGGCACGGATTTCGGGCTTCAGCTTGCTCATCTCTTCACGAACAATGCCGTCGGTTAGCCAACGCAAGTAACTGTTGGCTGCGTCCAACACCTGCTGGTTGAAGGTGTAGTGCTCGGCATCATCCCACACAAACTCTTGCCCACAATGGGGGCAAGTCACTACGACTGCGCCCTCGAGCGCCTTGTTCAGCATGTCAAGTCTCATCTCGTATTGTTTTAGACGTTCCTCCGTATAGCGCATCTGTAGCGCCCTGCGGATGAACTCGATGTTGTCCCGAACAGTCGTCGGGTTGTCGTTCTTGATGCCCACGAGGAACGTCTGCGGATTGCTGCCCCACGACGTGAGCGTGGAGTACTCCCACATCTTCCATTCGAGAACCTTGCGCTTGTCCTCCTTGTCGCGCTTGACTGCCTGCACGCCTATCGAGTGCTCGAGCGTGCGGCCGGCGGCGGCGTAGAGTTTGTAATCTTCCAGCGTGTCGCGCCCTATCTGCTTGGCGAGGTTCAGCTGGCCGACCATAACGAGATTGCCGTCCTTCTCCTCTCCCGACAGGGGCACTCCGAGCAACTGCGTGGTGTCGTGGTTCAAGAACCACTTCATGCGTGCGATGTTCTCTTTGAGCGTCTTGTTGAACGAACCCGGCATTGAGATGTCATTCTGGGAGTCAACAATACCGATGCCGTTCACGGCCACCGTGACTATTCCACGGCTTTCATCCAAATCATTCGCCTTCGTCTTGTACAACAGGCGTTGATAATTCTCCTTCATCTTCTGTTTTGGGTTTTGGGTTAGTGAATAATTTAACTCTGTCTATCTCGTCGGGCGTCATCTCCGTGACGAGCTTGTCGTACAGCGGATCTTCAACCCGTTCGTAGCCTTGTTGCGCCCTCCAGTCGTTGAGCGCAATGAGTCCCGACTCGAATTCGATGCGGCAGCGGTCGGTAATCGAGCGGCGCACTTCCTGTGCCTCCTTGTTGCCCGACTGCAGGCAGTCCACATCGGAGAAGTCGGCGTCGAGGTAGAGCCCGTCCTTGTCCAAGCCCAGGAACTGCGTGTACTCCGAGCAGAAACGCTGCACCATCGGTATGATTACCGACGAGTACACCGACTTCTCGGCTGTCGCCTGGTTGGAATAGGTGGACTGGTCCTTCCTCGGTATCAATACGGGCGGTATGCCGTAGGCTCCAGCAATCACCACAGCGTCGGCGAGCGTCTCGTCGAACGGCTGAAGGTCGGCAATCGACAGGTTCGTGCGGACAAACTCCAGCTTCACGTCCGAGATGCCGTATGGATACTTGCTGTCCTCCATGCCGTACATCTCGTCCACCTGTTCGAGGAGGGCCTTCTTCTCCTGCGGCGTCAGCGCCTTGCTGCCCATGTCGTCCCTCTGGTCGCTCACGAGCCAGCCCAGCGCACCGCGCTTGACGTAAATCACGTTCCGCGCCTCGTAAACGGCGACGAGGTTGCTCACCGCCTTGAGCACCGAGCAGAGCCGGCTCTTGGCGCGTAGCGGGTCGTCGCCGTAAACTCCGAAGGCGTCGTCCACGTCGTGGTAAACGCACCGCGGGTCTATCGGCTTGCGGAACATGCGGTTGGTGCCGTAGTCGTGGTAGTAGCACTTCACGACGTCGCCGATGTCGCTGACGCCGTAGATGTCCCCACGGGGGTTGCGGTACTCTATCTCGACATACGGCTCCTCGAGCGTGATGTAGCGGTCGCACCACTTGTAAAGCGTCTCCGCCCCGCCGAAGGCGTCGCTCATCGCGGCCTTGATGAAGGAGTTTCCGGTGATGAGCTTGTAGGCGAAGTGCTTCCACAAGGTGCGGTACCACGACTCGAAGGCGTTGGGCTTGACGAGCATGCGGTTCATCGCCTCGTTGTCCCAGACGACGCTGTCGTCCTCGAACTTCTTGAGCAGGTACTTCGCGCCGGCCGCGCGGTTCGCTATGAAGTTCACAGGCCACGCCACCTCCGGCACCGTGTTGAACAGCGTCACGAAATTGGACGTCGCCACATAAGGCGTCGCCGCAATCTCACGCATAATCTGGCGGCTCCTGACGGCAAGCCGTTCAGCAGCGCCGGACACAGGCGGCTCCACGACGGGAGTCGCGCTCTTAGCGATAAAACCTAATGCCCTGAGAAATCCCATTGCCTGTCTTGCGTATTAACAAGCACAAAAGTAGGCATAAAAAAAACCGCTTTCCGAGATTGCGTAAATCTTGAAAAGCGGTTCGCGGGGTTTTCAGCCCCAAAACTAAATGTAAAATAAGATAATAACTTGAAACTGAAACGATTACGATTTGTTTCGATGTTTCAATTTTTTTTGCTCTCGTAGCGCCTCAGCGGAGAACGATTATTTTTTTCGGGGATGCCTGTTTCGGCTGTTCGGGTTTCTCGTCCCCGCGCCATTCGAGCGTTTCGGGATTGACGAGGAGGCTGAGGTTCTCCATCAGCGTCACTTTGGCGTTGAAACGTCCGAACGCCTCAGCCACGCTTTTGAGGTCGGGTTTGCCGACGGGGAGGTAGATTTTCCAGCCCCTGCATCGGCGGTTCACCAGGTGGAAAGGTTGTC